AGCCTACAACAATCGCTACAACCCACCAGCCGAAAGTAGGCACGTGCTAGGCTGGCCGGCTGTAGCTTTACCGTTAGCAAACATTGCTCTATTCGTCTTCGTCAAAACATTTTACAAACAAGCGTTCTAAACTGTTTGCGTATTCTGATACTTCACATTCTAAAGCCCATTTTTTAGATTTTATTTCATCTTTAATATCTTCTAAATTTTCGGATTCTAAAGTAAATCCACTCCATTCACTATACTTTTTTTTCAAAGCATTAAACTCTTTTTTGTTTATTAATTTTGCCATTTTTATATTAGTCTATATTGTTAAATTCTTTTTCTATTCTCAATAACATTAAATCGGTTTCTTCTCCATTTAGTTCATTAACCATTCTTGAATATTCTTTTTCCGCTTCTTCAAATGTTTCAAATTGCAAATGCCTTCCGTCCATCCAATCTATTATTAATCCCTTCATAACACGTTTATTTTAAATTACCCACAACGCCTGCTAACAACGTATATAAGAGATACGCAGAAGCATATTTTTTCAGTTCATAATCTCGGTGGCGTACCTCTCATATACGCAACCGTTACCAGTAATTATTCAGAAACTTTATCGTAATCAGAATATTCTTCGTTGATAACGTCTATTTCGAGTAATTCAAAAACTTCAAACGAGTTCTGTCCGCCTTCACGCCAAGAGAATTTATCATCGCATTTATTAGCAATTAATTCCGCTTTGTCTTTATTATCAAATACACCTACTATATTTGAAGAAACTCCACATTCTATACATCCAATGTTTACTACTATATATTTCATATTTTGTGTTATTATAACTACTGGTAACTATGCTACACAATAGCTGGGTTAATTGTTTAATTTAAAGTCTGTTTTGCACTTTTTTTATCTGTCTTAAATCGATGCTTGGGTGTGTGCTTGCCCCAGCCATCGTGTAGCATCCGCCGTTAGTAGTAAGACTACGATTGCGTTTCATAAGAACTTATATTTCCGTAGTCGCTTAACTATAATTCTTAAATCTTGCAATTCCTCACTTGGTCCAGTAAATTGAGGATGTTTAAATTCCTGTTCTAATTTTTTAAATTCGGAGGATTCTTTTAATCCTTGTTTCGCAAGTCTAGCCATTTGAGCCAATCTTTCAGAACGTTCTTGTTGTTTTTGCAAAACGTCATCAATTTTAAATGCTAATTTTGCTAAATCGTTTAAATGGTCTTCTTTCGTTTTCATAATTATTTTTCGTTTAAAATCCGTCCAGCTACTAACAGCCACTACAACGGATTTGGGCAATTGGCTTAAAGGAAAAATGGTTTTGTGTTTGAATGATTTGGCAAATCCGAAGAATTGGCTTAATTTAACCCAAAAACCGCTGTAGTGCCAGAACGTTATGCCTCAGTTTACAGAACCGTATTTCTTGTTCGTCTGATTTAAAAAATTTCATAATATTTAATTTGAAGATAGTTTGTGTTTGATACATTTGTTTTTAACCGAAAGATTCCGCATCTTTAATCCCAGCCTGCGTGTAGCGCGGGAACGTTAGTGTCAACCGCCAATATTGCCGTTAAATGTTTGGTGCGCCTTTTCTACATTCAGCACATTGAAACGTGCAATGCGTTCCGTGATAATTCTCTACAAACACTCTGTTTTTACAATAAAATGTTGAGTTTGTTTTCTTTAATTCCAACAAAGCAACGTCTAATGCTTCAGTTAGTTTTTTAGGTTCGTATATCATATCTTCTCTTTTCCTTAATCTCCATTCTTGATGATATTCTAGTATTTCAATTGCAGTTTTTAATTCCATAATTTTAAAATTTTACGTGGTATGCCACTAACAGCTAGTACAACCCAGCAGTAGTATTGGTGATTAATTGTTTTATATTTTTGTACTTGGTATTATTTTCGCTTATCGGAAGCATCACAGCTTACCTACTACTGCCGTGCTGTACTAGCAAACCGTTGTTCGAGATGCTAATAAACTGTGTCAGAAGGTAATAATTTGAAATATTCAAAGAAATCAACTTCTCCTTGCATTCCGTGCGAAATGTCATTATCATTGTCAGTAATTCTGTTGTCTAATTCTGATTTATAGACTTTCCCTTTTGTATAAGCTACTCGGTCATCATCCATTATGTAATCTTCTAAGCATAAAAATTTATCGCCTTTTTTAATTTTGTATTCCATTTTTTTTATATTTTTTAATAGTTAGTAAATAAAAGCGCCGTCGCACAACATCTAGTACAAAACACTAGGGCAATAGGCTTTGGTTATTAATTGTTTGTATTTGTTATCATTGTTTTGCTGTGGAAGTCAATACGCTTGCTACTCCCTAGTGTTTTGTACTAGAGGAGCGTTAGCCGTCATTCTAAAACGACCGTATCTAAAGACTTTAATCTGTTTAAAATATAAAGGTTTGGTCTAATGTATTTATTTTCTCTTCTGAATTGCTCTTTGTCAATTTCTGACAAAAACTTATCATAAAGAAAAGTAGCAACCGCACCGCTTCGAGAAATTCCAGCAGAACAATGAACCATAAATACTGACTTATCTTTGTGTTTATTGATAAAATCAACTATGTTTTTCAACTCATTATCGTTTGGCTTTTCATATTTTAACTTACCATTTTCAAACAAATCCTCTTCAATATCCCACATTTTTACTTGTAGAAAATTGTCTATTGACTTATTAAACTTTTGCTCATTATTATCAATATCAAGTATAGAAATAAAACAAGCGTAATAGTAATATTTAAACTCTTTATCAGTAAAGTGTTTATCGAAAACTAATTTTGGTATTGCTTTTATTTGTTTCATTTTAAATTATTTAGTGGAAAAGAACGAACGGCTAACAAGGTATATGCAAGATTGGGGTTTTATTGCTTCGATTGAAGATTTCGTCTCCGAAATCCCCAACCTCGCATATACCCGACCGTTGTAGGCTATTTAAACAGCGTTTTGTGTATAACGACATCGTTTATCCGAATTGGAAATTTTAAACGTGCTAAAGTGTGATACTTTAGGTTTTCAAACTCGCAGCATTTTTTTAAATTTCCGTAGGTTTCTATTTTTTCACCTTTAATGAAAACTATTATTGATTTTCTTTGCATCTTTCTATAATTCTTTATAACATTTATCTGAACAAACGCAATAATTATAATCCTCTTTAGTTTCATTAATACCACATACAACGCAAGGATAAAATTCTTTTATAGATTCTTCTTTTACGATAAAACCACCTCTTATTGTTGAATTTGGCATTGAAAACTCAGTAACATAAATAAGATATTGCTTTTTACCTGAGTAACATCCATTACCTATATTTTCTCTTTGCTCGATTAAGTAGCCAATAACTTCTTTGTTGTTATTGGCTACTATTGCTTTGTATTTTTTTACTAACATAATTTTAAAGCGTTTTCAATTACTATTGTGCTTTGCTCTTGAGTTAAGTTAAATTTTTCAACTAACATATTTGAAAGAGCAAATACATATTTTGTTTCTCCAAAACCTTGAGCTAACATTTGCACTAATACTTCTTTTGCAGTTGTTAAAGCGTTTGCAATGTTTAATTCTTGAGTTGTCATAATTTCTGTTTTTATTTGTTGTTATCTGAGTACAAAAATAAGACTTATTTTTGTATCTGCAAATAAAACTACAATTATTTTTAAAATATTAGTAAAAAAAATAAACAGCCTACAACAATCGCTACAACCCACCAGCCGAAAGTAGGCACGTGCTAGGCTGGCCGGCTGTAGCTTTACCGTTATATGCTATTTAAAGCGAACCCCGAAAGAGTTTCCACAGGTAGCACAATGTTCAATATAAATTGTTTTTGTTATTTCACCGTCCTCACAATCTATAATTAAGTCTTTGAATCTTGTTTCTGTTAATTCAGAACAATCGCAAAGACATAGTTCTTGACACTCTTCGCACCAATGACTATCTAATTTACCGTGTTTTTCACATTTATACATATTTGTTAATTTTTCGAAAGAAAAACAGCATATAACAGCGTGTATAAAAAATGGCGGTTTTAGTGCCACTTAGAAACATTTGTGCTGCATTGCTTTCAAGTTAATTTTGTGCTTTAATTCCGCCACTTCTTATACACGCAAAACGTTAGCAGTAATACTGCGATTCCGTTTTTTCAATAAAATCATCCCAAATCATTAATTCATAGTTCAATTCTTTTAACTCTTTGTTATAATTATCTATTTTTTTTTTCAGATATTCTAATTCTTTTTTTAAGTCATTAATTTCATCTCCTAAATATTCTCTTCTTTTCAAAGCTCTTCGTATTTCTAAAGTCTTTTTCATAACTTCTTTTATTTTAAGTTATCCGTACTACTGCTAACAGCTAGTACAACCCAGCAGTAGTATTGGTGATTTTATTTTTCAAAGATACAACACAAACAGACAACTAAATGTTAAAAAGTTGTTAAAGTTTAACTTTTATTTTATTACAACCGACTATTAAACTATCTTTGGTGAAAATTTTAAACTATGAAAAAACTATTAATCTTATGCAAGTTCATTAATAACTGGACTAATAACCAAATCAGCGCAAAAGAAGAAGCGGAACAAATATTAAAGTTTATGCTTCTTAATAATGACACACAAAGAGTTATTCAAATCTATGAAGAACTTGAAAGGCTAACGGCTTTAGAAATGGATAAACGAGCGTTTGAAGCGTTTGAAGCGTTAAAAACATCAAAGTTAATACAAAGTAAGTGGGGCGCAAAATCTATCGTTAAACACCCTGATTTTGATAAAAAACTAAGTGAAATAAATGTGAATTATTAAACTGTAAACTAAAATAACTATGCACCCACTATTTAAAAAAACAAAGACCGTAAAGATTTTATTAGACAATGAATTTTACATAACACCTGACCATTACAATGGTTTAATATTATGTAAAGAAGTCTTAAAAGAAAAGAAAGACAAAGAAGGAAAAACAGTATTTCACAATGATGTTACTAAAAAATACTTTCCTAAAATGTCGCAGACTCTTAATGAGTATTTAAAAAACAAAATTGGAGAAGCTGAAACTATAGAAGAAATGAAAGATATTCTTTTAAGAGTAGAAAGAAAAATTGAAAAATTAAAAGAGATTTGGTAATATGAAAAAAGAAATTATAGAACTTTTAGAAAAAAAAGGTAAAGACTTGAAAGGAGTGCATCCTGAAACAATTAAAGATTGGAAAAAAGGAACACACCAAATGAAAGTTGAAAAAGTAGAAAAGGCATTGCAAGCCAACGACCTACCAGAGCCTTTCTTTTGGGATGGTAAAATTGAAACATTCATAGAGTTTTCAATCACTTGCGCTGCGAAACTAGGCAAAAAATTAACTATAAAATTTGAGTAAAATGAGTGCAAGTAAGGAAATGTTTTTACGGATGCGTGAGAGCGATTTTAAAGAACTTTCAGAAGCGCAAAGAAGTAAGTTTACTTATGTTGAGGTTAGAGAAGCAAACGAGTACGAAAACAACCGAAACGACCCAAACTATATAAAGTTATACAAAGAGCAAAAGAAAGCAAAAGACAATCTACAAAAATATTTATTTGATAAACGTAATAAATAAAAGTTATGAAACAAATTGCAACAGCTTTATTAAAAGCACAAACTGAAATGAGCAACCCAAAGAAAGGAGCAACAAATCCTTTTTTTAAATCAAAATATGCTGATTTAAACGCAATTCGTGAAGCAGTATTACCAACGCTGAATGAAAATGGAATAAGTGTTTTACAGCCAATTGTACACGTTGAAGGAAAAAACTTTGTGAAAACTATTTTACTTCACGAATCTGGAGAATTAATGGAGTCATTAACTGAAATAATTTACAATAAACAAAATGATGCACAGGCGCAAGGTAGCGGAATAAGCTATGCAAGAAGATACGCATTGCAATCTTTTGTTTGTGTAGGCGCTGACGACGACGACGGACAGAAAGCAGTTCAACTAAAAACAAATGCAACTAAAGAAATTTTAGAAAAAGCAAAAGCATTAAATGCTACATTGGAACAAGTAAAATCAAAATATACACTTACAGCAGAACAGGAAAAAAATTACTAGGGGCAACCGAAAACCTTAAAAAGAGTAGGTAAATTTTAAATTTTATTTTTATGGCACAATCATTTTATGGAAGTATTGACTTCTCAAAATTAATCGAACAAGCAAAAGCAGGGAACAAGGCTTTTACAAAGTCTGAAAAAAACGGAAAAATTTATTTAAACGTTGATGTTTATATAAAAGATGAAGTTGACCAATATGGAAATATTGCTTCTATTCGTGGAACTTTTAAAGGTGCAACTAAAGAAGATAAGTTTTACTTTGCTAACTTAAAAGAATCTCAATTTAACGAACAAAAAGTTGAATCGTATGATGTTGAAGGTTTAGATGACCTTCCATTCTAACCCCTAAAAAAATAACCACCCCCTAACGATAAAATTAGGGGGTTTAAAAAACAGAATATGAAAAATGAACGAGACTTTGTAATCGCTATAAAAAATTGCGATACATTTAAGAAATTTGAAAAGTTTAAACAAGGTATAATTCTCAAACGTGCCAATATAATAAAGCTATATAACAAGTATCAACAAGCTTACCGTTACGGTATAGATTACCTTAAACAAAATCCAAACATACTACAAAGCGATGTTAAACTAATAAATGATGTGTTATGCAACTAACAAACGAATTCGACCAAATTAGAGAATGGGCAAAAGAAAGAGGTATTTACGAAAAAGGTAATATAGATACTCAGTTCGAAAAACTACTAGAAGAAGTTAACGAACTAAAAGAGGGTATTGAAAATGAAAATGACGAGGAAATTATTGTTGCTATTGGTGATTGCGTTGTAGTTCTAACCAACCTAGCAAATTTCATTGATGTAGATATTGAATACTGTATAAATATTGCTTACAAAGTAATAGAAAATAGAAAAGGAGTTATTAAAAACGGAACTTTTGAAAAGGAATAAATAATGCACCAAAGAAACGAGTATATGCGCAACTGGAGAGCAAACAACAAGGACAAAGTAAAAGCTATCAATAAAAAATGGTGGCACGCAAATAAAGATTTTATTAAACTAAAAAAGGAATTATTAAATAAATAATTGTATTTTTGTGAAACCCTTAAAAGGGTTTTTTTAGCTATTAACGTGTAAAAAAATTTACATTATGAATAAATATGAAGTAACCCAAAAAGTAAGACGAAAACTTGATTTAGAAACTCAGGAAGAGGTCTGTAAAAAGATTGGAATCACTAGACCAACTTTAAACGCTAGGTTAAAAAACAATAATTGGAAAGTAAGTGAAATCTATTTAATACAGACAAAACTATGAGTAAAATATCATTATTTCCTGAGGGCAAGATTAGCCAAAAAACAGGTAAACTTTCTCCTTCTTCAATTCCTTTTACAAATATTGAATTTGAAGATTATTTAGATAAAATAAAAGATGGAGAATTTCAGGATGAGGTTTTAGCATATAGAACTGGAAAAATAGAAAAAGCAAAATTAAGAGGTGTAACTCCTAGCGGTGTTTTTTCATATAGAAGTGCAAATAACTTAGTTGAACATTCTGGTTTTATAGGGATTGATATTGACACTAAAGACCAAATAAGAGATGATTTTAATACCTTACGTGAAGATTTAAAAAAAGATAATTATACTTTCGGTTTGCACGATTCTGTAAGCGGAAAAGGCGGAATTGTTGTCTATGTAAAAATAGTTCCTGAAAAGCATTATGATTCCTTTTTAGCTTTAGAAAAATACTACTTAGATAACTATAAAGTTATTATTGATAAATCTTGTAAAGATGTAAGCCGTTATAGATTTGTTTCTTATGACCCTGAAACATACGTAAACAAAAAATCGAGAACTTGGAAAACTTATTTAAAAAAGGCACAGATTGAACCAAAAAATAATTTTGTTTTTTCTGATGGAGATTTAGATTTTGTTTTTCAGCAAATTTCAGATAGAGGAATAGATTTGACAAGCGATTACCACGATTGGTATAAAATAGGAGGTGCACTTCAAAATTATTTCGGAGGTCAAAAAGGCAAAGATTTGTTTCATTTGGTTTCACAATTTAGCCCAAAATATAATGCAAACGCTGTTGACGACCTTTATAGTATAATTGAAAAAAGAAGTGCTGAAAAAATAGCTACAATTGGTACATTTCTTTGGATGTGCAAAAGTAACGGAATTGAAATAAAAACAAAGCGTACAGAAGCTATTGAGAGAGTTGCTAAAATAAGACGTAAAAGTGTTGGAACTTCTGGAGGTGCTAAAGATAATGCTGAAGCTAAGAAAGATGCTATTAAAACTTTAGAGCTAGAAAATATTAGCGGGGATGATGTTTCTGAGGTTATAGAGCGTGTTTTTTCTTTGCCAGATACAGAATTAAAAGTAAAAAGCAATGATGTACTGGCAGACTTAAAAGCGTTTTTAAAATCATTTGATTTACGTTTTAATGAAATAACAAGAAATTATGAATTAAACGGAGAACCAATGATTGATAGGGATTATAATTCTATTTACATAAAGTCAATTGAACAAGTTGATGAAAAAGTAACTAAAGATAGATTGTTTTCTTTGATTGACTCAGATAATACAGTTTCTTATTCTCCTTTTTCAGAATTTATAAATAAGTACAAGCATTTACAACCTAGCGGGAATTTTGAAAAATTATGTAGTTGCATAAAATATAAACAATATACTTATGTAAATGGCGTGAGGCATCAAGTAGATGAATATTTAGAATTATTCCTAAAAAAATGGATGCTCGGTATAATTTCATCAATGCATGGTACTTATTCGATTTTAGTATTAGTTTTTACTGGAGGACAAAGAGCAGGAAAAACAAAATTTTTTAGAAGCCTTTTGCCAGATGAATTAATGACTTTTTATGCAGAATCAAAACTTGATGAAGGTAAAGACTCAGAAATTTTAATGACAAAGAAACTTATAATTTTAGATGATGAGTTTGGTGGTAAAAGTAAACAGGATGCAAAAAGATTAAAAGAATTATCTTCGAAGCAATGGTTTAATTTAAGACGCCCTTTTGGAAGAACTAGCGAGGATTTAAGGCGTTTAGCTGTTCTTTGTGGCACTTCAAACGATGAAGAAATTATAAACGACCCTACAGGAAATAGGCGTATCATTCCAATTAATATTTTAGATATTGACCACGAAAAATTTGAAGAAATTAATAAAACAGATTTGTTTATTGAACTTTATCATGAATGGGTAAAAGATAAAGATAAATTTATGCTAAATAAAGAAGATATTGAAATTTTAAATAATTGCACTTCATTAAATGAGCAACCAAGCCCAGAAGAAGAAATGATTTTAAAATATTTCAAACCAACTCTAGTGGCAGGAGGTAATTTTGTGTATATGACAAATACAGAAATAAAAGCATTTGTTGAAGAAAAACATCATTCAATAAGATTAAACCCTTACAAGTTAGGTTTAACTTTAAAAAAGCTAGGTTTTGAAAAGATAAGCAAGCGTGTTGATGGTTCTGCTCCTAAAATAGTTTATTTATTAGAGTATTTGTAGTAGGGTTTAATAAAAAATATATTAAAAAGGTTAAACATTTAACCTTTTTTTATTATATTTGTACTACAAACATTAAATATAAAAAAATGGAATACGTTTATTTTTTCAGAGAAACAGGAAGACCTTATGTAAAAATTGGAATGTCTAAAAATGATATTCAAGTTAGGTTTCAATCTTTTAAAACTTACGCCCCTTTAGGCGCTTATATAGTTGGATATATTAAAACTAACGATTGTGTTAAATTAGAAAAAAAAATACACGAAAAGTATAAAGATAAAAGATTGCAAGGTGAGTTTTTTAATTTAACTGATGATGAAATTTATATTGAAATAAATTTACACGATTCTAAATTTGGAGAAATTGTTTTTTTAGTTGACCAACTTGTAAATTTTCATTGTATTGAAATAAATCAGCTAAAAAAAGATTTATTAGAAAAAGCAAATATTATTAAAGAGATTGAGTTAAAATATAAACCTAATGATATTTTACTTAATTTTTTAGAAAAAAACAAAGGACAATATTATACAAATAATATGATACTTGAAAAACTTAATGATTTAGGCTTTATTATTTCTCAATATACTCTAGGTATCACTTTAAAAAATCTTGGATATATAAAGAAAAGAAAAAGAATGAATGGTATTTCTGCAGTAGTTTATAAATTGTAGTAGGGTATTAAAACTTAAACACGTTTAACAATATATAAAAAAACATTGTTTTTGTTGATTTTAAAAAGTTTAATATGTTTAAGTATTTACAAGGGGTACTACACCTTAAGTATTAATTTTATTAGTGTTTAACCTTTTTTGTAGTAGGGTATTATATTTTTTTTTAATATACATAGGTAAGTATGTCTTTTTTGTAAATGTCATTTTTTTATTTTGATTTTACAAACTCTGTAAAGTACCCTACTACCCCTACTACACCTACTACATTAATTTTTAACTAATTGATTATGATTGAATTAAGAAATTACACACATGTTACCGTTTTACCTATCTATGTTGTTTTTTTTGTTTATATTTGTAATTATTAATGTTAAAATTTATATTATGGTTGAGTTTTGGAAAGACGCAAAAGGTTTTGAAGGATATTATCAAGTTTCTAACCTTGGTAGTGTTAGAAGAAAAAAAGCAGAAACAATTTACAAGGATGGTAGAGTTGCTTTTTTTTCTGAAACTATTTTAAAACAATCTTTTAATAAAAAAGGTTATATGAGGGTTTATTTAAGTGTTAAATCTAAGAAAATAACAAAAACGGTTCATAGATTGGTTGCTGAAACATTTATAGAAAATCCAGAAAAAAAACTAACTGTAAATCACATAAATGGTATTAAGTCTGACAACAGTATCGATAACTTAGAGTGGGCAACAAATACAGAAAATATGCAACACGCTTTTAAAAATGGATATTTTAAAGAGAGAGACAAGAACACTATTTTAAATATAAAACACATGAGAGATAAATTATGCAAATAAAACTAAGGGATTATCAAAATAAATCAATTTGCGCCCTTAGGGAAAGCATTTTAAAAGGTCATAAAAGACTTATATTATGCGCACCGACGGGCGCAGGTTAAGGTAAAACAATTATGTTTTGTTTTATGGCAGAAAAAGCTATAAACAAAGGTAAAAAAGTATTAATTCTTTCGAATCGTTCTGAATTACTTATACAGTCTGGTGGTACTTTAGAAAAATTTGGATTAAAACCAATAGAGATTAAACCAAACAAAAAGATAAAAAGTTTAAATGGAAGTCTTTATGTAGGTATGGCGCAGACTTTAAAAAGACGAATTAAAGACCAAATGTATATTGATTTTATTAAAAATTTAGATTTATTAATAGTTGATGAAGCACACCATCAAGACCATAATTTCATTTACGATTTTATTTCAAATAAATGTATTGTTATTGGAGCAACAGCAACGCCATACCGAGAAGGGAATCAAAAAAGTTTACACGAATTTTATAAAGACATTGTTGAAGTTGTAACTATTGGCGAATTAATTAAAAATGGATTTTTAGCTAAACCACATACATACGGTGTAAAAGTTGATTTGTCTAAAGTTAAAACAAAAGGGGGCGAATATGACCAAGACCAAGTAGCCAGTATTTATGATGAGGTTAAAATGTATCACGGTGTTTATGAAAACTACAACAGATTGACCAAAAATAAAAAGGCTATTATTTTTGCTTCAAATGTTGCTAGTTCAATTCAATTAGTAAATGATTTTAAACAAAAAGGTTTACCAATAGAACATATTGACGGTACAACCCCAAATGCTGAAAGAAAAAAAATTTTAGAGTGGTTTAAAATAACCGACAACGCAATGATTTCAAACGTAGGTATTTTAAACGCTGGATTTGATGACCCTAATTTGGAAGTTGTAATTTTATACAGGGCAACAAAAAGTATATCTCTTTTTCTTCAAATGTGCGGACGTGGTTCAAGAACAACTGAAACAAAAAAAGATTTTACGATTTTAGATTTTGGAAATAATGTTAAAAGACACGGCTTTTGGGAACAAGAAAGGCAATGGAATTTAGTTAAGAAAAAGAAAAAAGAAGGGATAGCTCCAGTAAAAGATTGTCCTGATTGTGGTTGTATATTACCAGCTAGATTAATGGAATGTCCAGAATGTGAACATATATTTGAAAAAACAGCTAAAGAGGAAGAAGAAGATTTAATTGTAGAGTTAAGTAAATTGAACTATCAACAAATAAAAGATGAAGTTAAAACTGCGGACTTTAAAAAATTAGAACAAATTGCACAGGCGAAAGGATATAGAGCTAATTGGATTTACTACCATTTAAAAACTGAAGATGATATTATAAAATATGCAGAGTATAAAGGTTATCATAAAAAATGGGTAGATTATCAGTTGCAATTAAGAGAAAAAAATGAGCGAAAGTAAAATACAAGCTAAGTGCTATCAATGGTATAATAATAATTTCTGCCTAAAGCATCATAATCCTAGAGGGATAATGTTTAGTATTCCTAATGAGCTGGCAGGTTCTAATTCAATTGCAATGATGCAAGCAAAAGCAATCGGTTTAACTTCTGGAGTTAGTGACACAATAGTAATTTTACCAAACAGTAAAATATTATTTATTGAGTTTAAAGATGAAAAAGGAAGGCAGTCAGACAAACAAAAGGTATTTGAAACTAGAATTTTAAATTTAGGATACGAATACCATTTAATAAGAGATGTAGAAACATTTAAAGCGTTGATTTATGAAAAAAACGTGTAATTCGTGCCGACATTACCAAGAATCAAAATGTATTATTAAAAAATACAACGACAATGGTAATTGCAATAGCCACGAACAAACCGAAACGCTAGAAGAACTAATAAAAGAGCGCAATAAGTTATTAATTAGTAAGTTAGATGCAAAAAGATTAGAGGTTGTGAGTAAAAAGATTGATTTTATATGCTGGGGTATATGTTAAAAAGTTGTTAAAATTAAACTTTTTTCTTTTACATTTCAAAAGTAGTTGTATATTTGTAATCAGATAACAACAACAAAAAAATAGAAATCATGAAAACTATCTTCACAATCACAAACAGAAACTTCAACACATTGGAAAACGCTCAAAAATTTGCATACAAAAACAATCTTGATTATTCTTTAATTTCAGAAAGACAAATAAAAGATTTTCAAGCTCCAAAAAATATATTCATAGGTAAAGAAAGCCAAGAACAATATAATTCAAGACGTGCAAACTAATATGAACAACTACGACAACTATATCACAGGGCTATACGACAGCGATAGCCCTATGAACCAACCCGAAACAGAATCCGAAAAAGTAACATACACCGAGTTTTTGGAAAACGAACTTAACCAAACTTATTTTAAGGACTTTTTAAGCGATTATAAAGATACTGTTTACAGAATACACCAAAGCAACAAAAGAATCGCTGAAATCGAACAAAACCTATCAATTTTTGGAAGTATCACAAGCGATGAACAAGTCGAGCTACAGTCTTTTAAAAAAACACTAACAAATCTTATCAGTTTATTATGAAACTAGAATTAAAACTTGTAGCACCTTATTTGCCTTATTCTGTAAAAATAGAGCATCCAACACTTGTGAATGGAAAGCGTAAAATTTCAGAATTATATTCAATTAAAGAATTTCATATTGAAATACAGCATAGGATGTATGTTGAAATATCACAATGTAAATTAATCTTAAAACCAATTTCAGATTTATCTTTATTGGTTATTGAAGAATTTGAAAAATACGATGGAAAACGAAACGGAAAAGCAAATGAAGAAATAATAAATCTTTTTTGTGAAGAAAACGGAGTTGATGAAATTATTGAAAATATAGACTTAAAATTACTTCCTTACGAATGTATAGAATTTATGTTTAGAAATCATTATGACTTTTTTGGATTAATTGAAAAAGGTTTGGCTATTTCTTATAATACTTTAGAATTATGAAAATATATCATTATTTCATTACAGTAGGGTTGTGTTTATGGTTTATCGCTTCGTGTTGCATAGCCAAATCAATAGATGAACTTGTTGAAAATTTTATTCTTTTCATCGTGTCACTATTATTAGTATTAATTGCAATATTCTTAGACGAAAATGAAAGTAACTGAGAGTCTAAATAGTAGGATAAATAAAAAAGCAGCCTCAGAAGTTGCTTCAAAAGCTGGAATATCGTTGCAGGCACTTAGAGAAAGGGCAAAGCACAAAGGAATAGTAGCGACTAAGATTTCAAACATTAATTATTATAACCATAATCAGGTCGCAATACTAACACAATCAAAAGTAGTAAGAAGCAAAAAAGATGCTTTACTTTGTGACTTATGCGAAGATTATCCAAGCTTTTCAGATGATGAACTTTCAGAAATAGTAGGACTAAAAGTATCACGACCACAATTTTTTATATTTGAATCCAAAATGAATAAACGATGAAAACAATAATCACATTTTTACTATTCACAACAATAGTAATGGCGCAAGATACTAATTTTAATTTCTATTTGGGTAGTAACGAAAGTTTAGGAGCTGAAATACTAATAAATGAATCTTTAGGTTTTGGCTTCTCAGGAACGACTGAAAAAGACAAAGCACTAGGTGTATTCTCAACAGGAAAAATAAATGATTACGATAAAAAGAATTTTGTATCTACAACTACTCAAAAGTGGTTTTGCGCATACGGTGTAATACAAATTGGATGGATAAAAAATTTTCAATTATCAGCCGATTTAGGAGCTTCAATGTATGGCAGACACGCGAACTTTTTAGACCCGAACCGAGAGCAATACTACCACAAGAAAGACAAAGTACTATTCAAACCAATGGTAGGTATAAACGCTACTTACTCAATCACAAAAGATGTTGGTTGGCAAATTGGATTAGATACCTTTTCGCATTTTAATACTGGTTTTGTAGTTAAATTTTAAAGTTTTTCTCCTAAATAAACTAAATATAATTAATATTAATTATATTTGAACTTTCATATAAATTATTTTTTAGTTTTTATTACTTGTATTAAAACACTCTCCGCCAAGAGTGTTTTTTTATTACTTTTTTTGTATCTTTGAAAAGTTGCATTTCAAAACAATTTTATGAAAATACAAGATATTAAACCAAACCCGAATAACCCTCGTTTAATCAAAGACGATAAGTTTAAAAAACTTTGTCAGTCGTTAAAGGATTTTCCTGAGATGCTCGAACTTAGACCGATAGTCGTAAACAAAGATATGATTATTTTAGGTGGTAATATGCGATATAAAGCAGCTAAAGAAATCGGATTAAAAGAAATCCCAGTTACCATTGCAGACTTAACGCCCGACCAAGAACGTGAGTTTTTAATTAAAGACAATACAAGCGGTGGTGAATGGGATTGGGAAGTATTAGCCAATGAATGGAATAGCGAAGAGTTGGAGGCGTGGGGGTTGGATTTGCCAGAGTTTGATATAAACAACGATAATAATGAAACAGATTTGTCAGATAATTTAGAAATAAATTTCAGAATAGAAGTTGTTTTGAATGATGAAAAATCACAAGAATTATTGTATAACGAATTAATTTCAAGAAATTACGAATGCCGACTTTTGACATTATAAAAACACATAATCCAAAAAGCACTTTTAGAATCGAAAGTGTAAAAGGAACTTTCGATTTGTCTTCAAACATAATAGAAGAAAAATTTAAAGGTAATATTGATATTGATAATAATTGGCAAATCGGATTAATAGTTGGTCATTCAGGAACAGGTAAAACTACAATAGCAAAACAATTATTTTCAGATGTTTTAGTAAATTCATTTAAATATAATTCAGAAAGTATTTTGGATGATATGCCAAAAGAAAAATCAGTTGAGGAAATATGTAAAACTTTTAATTCTGTTGGATTTTCAAGTCCACCAAGTTGGTTAAAACCTTATTCGGTTTTATCTAATGGCGAAAAAATGAGAGTTGATTTAGCGAATGCTATTTTATCAGACAATGAATGCTTTGCTTTTGATGAATTTACAAGCGTAGTTGATAGAGAAGTAGCGAAAATAGGTTCTTTTGCAATGCAAAAAGCAATAAGAAAAACCCATAAAAAATTTATTGCAATTACTTGTCATCACGATGTAGAAGATTGGCTTTTACCTGATTGGGTGTTTAACACAAATGATATGACTTTCTATGATTATAGAGAGCAAAAAAAAAATAGACCAAACATTGAATTTAAAATTTACGAAACAAAAGAAAAATCAAAATATTGGTCAATGTTTAGTAAATATCATTATTTAAGTCATTCTCACAATAATTCTGCCAGAGTTTTTATAGCGACAATAAACGATAATATTTGTGGTTTTTGTAGTGTTTTACCGTTTCCGCATCCAATATTGAAAAATCATTGGAAAGAACATAGAACAGTTATTTTACCTGATTATCAAGGAATAGGAATAGGTCATTTATTAAGTAATAATATTGCAGAAATATTAAAACAAAACAATAAAGGTTTTATTTCTACAAGTTCAAATCCTGCTTTTATTAATTCAAGAAAAAATGATAAAAAATGGATTATAACAAGAATAGGTAGAACAAGTAGTGGTTGTGGTAGTGGTAAAATTCAAAACAAACATAAAAAAGAAAGTACTTCATCAAATAGAATTACAGTAAGTTTTAAATATATTGGATAATTATCCATAAATTTACATAAAAAATAAAATTATGTTTAAAATCACAATCACTCAGCTAAACTCAAAAGGCAAAGAGAAAATTATTGATGTAAGACTTTGTGAAACGAGAGACGAAGCCGAGCAGTTTATAAAAGACTGTAAAGCATTGCCGAAAGAATATAAACCAACAGCAAAAGCACCGACTTGCTTTTATGAAAAATCATTAGTATGAAAACATTATACGAAGCACAATTTGACAATAATAGTAAATCAATTTGTAGAGTATTTGCAAAAGACAAAAAAGAAGCTATTGCAAAGTTTAAAGATGTTTATCCAGATAAAGTAGTTACAAAAATATACGAACCATAATGGCATACGATAGAGTAAAAATATTTAACCAAGCGAAAGAAGTAATTGTAAAACATAAACTATTCTTTATTGAGGATGTAGTTGCTTTTTTGCCTTGTGATAAAACTACATTTTACAGATTTTTCGAACCGAACTGCAACGAATACAACGAGCTAAAAGATTTATTAGAAACAAATCGAACAGAGTTAAAAGTATCAATGCGCTCAAAATGGTACAAATCAAACGCTCCAGCTTTGCAAATGGCATTAATGAAATTGATTGCAACACCAGAAGAATTGAGAAAGTTATCAATGCAATACAACGAACACAGTGGAGAAGTTAAGACTACAACTACTGTAATACGATGGGGGAATAACGAAGTAGAGGTATAATGGAATTAACACCAAAGCAAACAGAAGCAATGAACGCTTTGCAAAGTGAGCTTTATAATTTCATTTTGTACGGTGGCGCAATTCGTGGAGGAAAATCAGTATGGGGATTAAGCTCTTTGCTTATAATGTGCCAAATATTTCCACGCTCAAGATGGTGCGTTATACGTGAAGATATGGAAAAGATACGTACAACTACAATTCCATCATTTAAAAAATTAGAACCATCAGGAAAATTAAAAGAAAGCCCTTTTGAATATACACACCCAAACGGAAGCGTTATAATTTTCAAGTCTGAAAACTACAAGCAAGACAAAGACTTCGATTGGATGAAGGGATTAGAGGTTAACGGCTTCTTATTTGAAGAAATAAACGAATGTCAAGAAAAGTGTTTATACAAGGCTTTTGAGCGTGCTGGCTCTTGGATTATACCACATTCAAAAACACAACCTAAACCGATTATTTTAGCAACGTGCAACCCTACTTTTGGATGGGTAAAAAATGTAGTTTACGACAAATACAAAAAAGATGAATTACCTTCTGATTGGCTTTATATTCCTGCAAAAATAACAGATAATCCACATTTACCACAGGCATATATTGATAATTTGAACAATTTGCCAAAATTTGAATATATGGTATATGTCGAGGGCAATTGGGATGTGCAATTAAAAACTGGCGGAGAGTTTTACAAACAATTTGAAATAAACAAACACGTTAAAAGACACAAATACAATCCTGATTTACCACTTCATATAAGCTGGGATGATAACGTAAACCCTTATTTGCCTTGTGGTATATTCCAAATACATCAAATAAAAGACGGTAGCTATTTGGTGGCTCAAATTGATGAGATAGCAGGGGAAACGCCAAGAAACACAGTGAAAGAAGTTTGTAAAGTTATAATTGAAAAATATAAACACCACGAATCAGGAATGTTTATTTACGGGGATGCAACTGCGAACAAACAAGATACTAAGCTAGAAAAAGGACATAATTTCTATACTCTAATAATTGATTATTTAAAGGAATTCAAGCCTATAAATAGAGTTCAAAAATCAAATCCTAGTGTAGTTATGCGTGGCGGTTGGATTAATAATATTTTAGAGTCAAACGATGAAATAGTATTTAATATTGACGAAAGTTGTCATAAATCAATATCGGATTTTGTAGGGTTGAAAGAAGCGCCAGACGGTAACAAACTAAAAGAAACCGCAAAAGACCCAAAAACAGGAGCTAATTATCAAAAGTTTGGTCACTTTTCAGATTTGTTCGATTATCTTATGTGTACGGCTTTTGAAAAACAATTTAAAGACTACCAAAAAAAGCCAATAAAGAAAAAGAAAATAATTTGGTAATTAATTTATATATTTGTATGCAAATAATTTTATTATGACATTCAAAGACGAATTCGAAGCGATTGAAGCTATAAAAAAACATCAAACATTGACTCCTGAATGGAAGTTGATGCGTGAATACTCTAAAGAGTTGAAGTCTTTGGTAAATGGTACTGATTTCTTAGACGAGCTTATTTGTAAAATAGAAGGCATTGAAAGTGCAAATAAAGCAAAAGCAAGGTCAAAGTATTCTAAGAATATTAAATCGATGTTTATCCGTCTTTTTCAGCCTATTGATAATATTTACTATGCGACTGGTGGTTTAAAGGATTATGATATTAAAGAGTCAATCAAGAAAGAGTTTTTATCTAAAATAGCTAATATCCGTGATAATAAAACACTATCAGAATGGGTTCAACAAAATGCAGTACAACTATTTAACACCGACCCAAATGGTTTGATTTTCATTGAATATAAAGACCAAGAAGCCTACCCTACTTATAAATCAATTGATGCAATTCGTTATTATAAATCAAAGGGTCAAATAGTTGATTATGTTATTTTTGAGCCTTACATAAAAGAAACAAAAACATACTGGAGAATTGTTGATGATGCAAAAGATAGATTGTTTTTACAATCAGGAAATGAATTTGTTCTAGTTGAAGAGAAAACATTCGACAATCCATTTGGTCAAGTTCCTGCATTGATTTGCTCAAATATCAATATAATTGGTCAAAAAAACAAATTAGCTGCAATTGACGGAATTTTAGATGACGCGAAAGAATACGCACGTGACCAATCATTTCTAACGCTTTACAAAATTTACAAAGGCAATCCTATATTTTGGAAGTACGTTCAATATTGTGGCGATTGTAACGGGTCAGGAACTATTGACGATGTTAAGTGTGGCACTTGTAACGGACACGGTAAATACGTAGGCAAAAATGACGTTACGGACGCTGTAGAGTTGCCAATCCCAGACGACAACGAAAGCCCTGTAATAGCTCCAAACATTGCTGGATTTATTAGTCCTGATTTGGACGTGTGGACTAAATACGAAGAAACACTAAAGCTAACTGAGGAACAGATATATAAATCTCATTGGGGTACTATGTACGGGATGCAGTTAGACAATGCTAGAGGGCAAAAGACAGCTACCGAAATAATATCAGATAAACAACCGTTAGAAAATCAACTAAACAAATACGCTGACTTTTGCGAGTATATCGAATGGAAGATATCAGAATGGTTGCTTAACTTTTACGACCCTACCAAGAAAAAAGACGAAAGTAAAATAACTATAAATCTAGGTCGTAGATACATTATCGAAAGCTATGACGTACTTTTAGAGCGTTACGAAAAATCAGTACAAGCACAAGAGAATAATACGGTTTTAGATAAACTATTCGTTGAATATTTGGGTGCTAAATACAGAAACAATCCAATAGATTTACAAGCTAATTTAGTAAAAGCACAAGTAGAACCGTATTTACATTTGCAATTAAAAGACGTAATTGATATATTTGGCAAAGAAGAAGCGCAAAGAAAAGTATTGTTTCAAAAGTTTTGGCAAACTGTTACTAATTTCAATGATGCAAGTAAAATAGAAAAAGATTTTAATTATTGGTTTGAAGCCAACAAAAAAACAATTCCACAAGTAAACATTTAAAAATCAATAAATATGAACAATCCAACACAATTGGTAGGTATCTACCGATTATTTAAGCTAGGCAGAACAGGTGGTAATTTGTTTAACAAAGACATTAAATTACCTGAAAGAGATTTGCATCCAGTACATCACGATTTCGCTGAAATGTCAAATGAAAACCATAAAATTAATGGGTTATGGTATGAGGAAGACAAAAAAGCAACCCAATTATATTGGCAAAAAAAGCCTTATGATACTGTAAAAGAGTATGCGGAATTTGAGGAAGTGGTAGAAGAAGTCCCAGTAATTGAAACGCCTAAGCACAGGCTTTCAAAAATGAGCAAAGAAGAACTTATCGATTTTGCTGATAAAAATGGTTTCAATATTAAAAAATCAAAATCAGCAGAAAATATTTTATCGGAACTTATCGAGCAAATCGAAACAGAAGATTAGTAACGTTTAAACACCTAAAAAAAATGATAGAAAATCAAAAACAAATAGAACAAGCTTTAGGCTTGGAAGAAGGCAAGTTGTCGGAAATGATAACGAGTGAAGAAAAACACGTTGTTGATTTAGATTCTTTGGTAATCGAACCAAAAGAAATCTATAACGAGCGTATTTCAAACATAAAAAAAGAGGAATACAAACACGGACAAGACAAATTCTTTAAAACTGTTCGTGATTCTTTCGGTTTGGACATTACAGGAAAAACACCTGAAAATCTTGTTGAAGGATTGAAATCATTTGTAGAAGCTGAAAAAGAAAAAGGCGGTGCAGAACCTGAGGAAAAGTATAAGAAAGCAGTTGCAGAAAAAGCCGAAGCATTAGCAAAACTAAACGAGGTAAACAATGAATTTACCAACTTTAAAACCAACATCGAAAAAGAAAAAGAGTTTAACGAAATTAAAGGCGAATTTACTAAACACGTTCCTAATAATGTTTTAGTTTCAAAGAACACTATCTTTGTTGAAGCAAAAGAAAAAGGTTATTCATTCGAAAAAGAAGAAGGAAAAGTAGTTGTAAAACTTAACGGAGAAACGCAAAAAGACGAAAAAACATTATCGCCTATTTCAGTTGAAACATTCGTTAAAAATTTTATTACTCCTTATGTTGGCAAGCCTGAAGGTGGAAACGGTGGGGGCGATGATGTACCTCCGTCAAAAGCAGGTTCTTTCGAAGCGTTTGAAAAAGAAGCCGAAAAAGCTGGATGGAATGACTCAGAGCGTAACGAGATTATGGCTAAAAGACTTAAAGACGGCAGCTTAAAAATGTAATTATGATAGCTAAATTATTAGAATGTTTTTTTATGTTATTCTTGCGCAAAAAAGCAACAGAAGTAAAGAAAGAAGCTTTTTTAGAAAGGCAAAAAGCGATTACAGACTATGCCAAAACAAAAAAAGCAAATGACAAATATTTGTCTAAATATTCAGGACGAAAGCGATACGTAAAAACTGAAAAAGCAGAAGTAAGTAGACAAATTACAGAGATAATTGAGCTACCTATAGAAAGTGAAATGCCAATTAACGATAGATTATCTAGTCCTTTTGTTATTTTTAAATAATACAAAATCAAAAAAAATCCGAGTAATTAATTTTATTCGGATTTTTTATATACATTTGTATCACAAGCGGTAAGCCTGTAAGGAATAAGGACGGTAAAGTCTATCAAACAAAAAACTTTATTATTAATTAAAATCTTACAAAAATGCCGAACAGAACGTCTGCGAATTTCGTTAAGGCTCAAGCAAAACTTATCGCTGCCTTTCAATCTTCTGAATTAAGATTCAGATATCCAGCTACATACTTAGCTTTAAAACAAAATTCTCAAATAATGTTCCCGAATTATGAGGAACTAAGAAAAAGAGAAGATAGAACTGTAGAAACAACCTACGCAACTCGTTCAAAAAGAACTTTAGGAACAGCAAGAACTCACAACCACACAGGAGTAAAAGGAGATACAGCTTTGTTAACCCCAACTTGGGGAATAAATGCTGACGTATTTAATATGTCGCTAAAACAAGCTGACACTTCTTTATACAATGCTCAAGAGCAAATGAATTTAGAGATTCAGAATGTTATTTCTAACTTTATGGAAGGTTACGAAACACAAGCTACATCCTTCTTATTCGCTAACCGTTCGGGCGTAAACACTGGAACAGCAGAGGGTACTTTTGATGCAGTTGATAAAGTATTTGAAATTGCAACAGCTAACGAAAGCAGAGCTATCCAAATTTCAAAAATCAACGTAAACGCAAATAAATATCCTGATGGGGCAACTGTTTTTTGTGATTCAATCTCTTACGCTAAATTTGAGTATCAAGCCGCACAAGGGGCGCAAAATAACACTAACTTATCATTCCAATTTAATGGATTGACTTACGTTCATTGTGTTGAGTTAGGTGCTTTGGCTGCCGCTTTAGTTTCTGCTTATTCTAAAGGTTTTTGGATTGTTGTCCCAACTGGTACTGTTGCAGTATTGCCTTGGATTCCAATTCAAAACAGAATAGGTGTTGAGACAAAAGAAAACGTTTATACCAGCTTATTGAACCCAGTTGATGGCGAAACATACGCAGTACACTCTTACGAAACAAGAGCAGACGATACAGCAAACAACGGATATACTCAGGACGTTGTTACTCAGTACCAAATTTCTCAAGATTTAGCATTTGCAAAAGCTCCTTTGAGTGTTGCAAACGAAACACCAATCTTAGCTTACGGTATTGTTTAATGATTAACGTAGCAAAAATACAAGATAGTTTAATTGGGTTGATTGGCTTTAAACAGCCTTTCAATCCCGATTATGCTATTGTTGATTCTAGCAATCAACTTAGTAAGTCTGGGTATTTTGTTACAGATAATCCTTATGCAAAAATTGAATACATAAAAGATACTCAAGACTACGTTTCGATTTCAGATATTGATTTTAACAAGGTTTTAAAACAAATAAAACAAAGCTCTATATCAAATGTTTGCAATCAAGTGTTTTCAGATTATGATTTCTTAGATAGAAATCTTTTGTTTAAAAATGCAACCAAAAAAGTAAATACAAACGTTTTACCTATTGGTTTTGTAGGTTACGAAATTGAAGTATGTAACGTTAAGAACGTAGCTTTTAAAATTAACCGTGTTCTTTTAGATTTTCAAGGAACAGGAACTATAAAGCTATTACTTTGGAATACTTCATCATTAGAGCCACTTTACACAAAAGAAATAGCTATCACTAGCGACCATCAATCAGAAGTATTAGATTGGGTACTTGACAATTCTAACAACACTTACAAAGGCGATTATTACATCGGATATAATACGCAAGGTTTGACCGTAACTCCTTATGCTAGAGATTACGAAAACGGTAACGTTATGAGTAATTTTAAGTATTTGGAAATTGAGCAAATTAGCGTAAAAAATCATAATTCAGAGCAATTGTTTGATGTTTCAACTTATAACGGTCTTTCAAAAGATACAGGGTTAAACTTAGATATTTCTGTTTTCGATGATTACACTGATTTTGTGATAAACAATGCGTATTTATTCGCTAGAGCCATTCAGTTAGACTGCCAAATACAATGTATTCAATTATACTTATCTAGCCTGAGAAGCAATATCAACCAAGCTATGTCGGCTCAATTGTATGAAAAGATAATGATTGAATTAGAAGGCACAAGTGCTGATAGTATGATTAAAGTAAAAGGATTGAAGAATCAGCTTATTGGAGAAATCACATCAATAAGAAATGAAATTCAAAAAATAAAAATAGGGGTAAAAAAATCGGGTCAAATCTTAGTATCAACTTTGCAATAATGGCTAATAATTTAGAAAGTAATCCAATAGGAATTAACACTACAGTTTATAAAATACAAAAAAAATTGTATGATAAACTTACCATACTTTGGAATACTGAAATAGACGGTTATCCCATTTGTCAATCGATTAAAAGAGACGGAGAAAAACAGAAGTCAATCGAGTATTACAAAGGATTAAATGAGTATTCAGGAAATTTAATACACCGAGAAAGAAACAAGTTCTTTTTTACTGCTGATAACGATTACATTCAAAAGTCAATTGATTACTTCTCTACTGATTTAGATTTGTATTTCATTGTTAATTTAAAGCAATGCAAAGCAAACAATACAAACAGAGCCGATAAAGAAGTTTTAGCCGATGTAATGAATATCTTGAAAGAGTTTTCAGAAGTTGCCTTAAATGCAAAGATTGTTACTGATTTAGACAATGTTTTTCAAGGTTATACTTATGACTTTAAACACGACTTGCAACCTTATTTTTGTTTCAAAATAACGCATACAATAACAGATTTCACTTTAAACGATAAATTATGTTAGACGAAAAAAAAGAGGCTGTAAAAGAGCCTAAAAAGAAAGCAGAAACCAAAGAATACACAGTTATCAAAGCTATTACAATTGAAAAGTTGTACAATGTTGGCGATATTATATCGGTTGAAATTGGTTCAGATTTAGAAAACTATTTATTAACAAACAAACACATAAATAAATATGGCATTAGTAGACCAAATTAACGTAATAGAGTGCGGTGCTGGCGATTTGCTAGGTACTGGACAACAAGCTTGCACCTTTGATTGGAATAGAGTAAAAACTATTGAATTTAGCTTACGAAGCTATGTTTATGCAAATGATGTGTCTTTGGACAACATTAGAGAAGCACAGAAAAAAGAAGAAGTATTTATTATTGCAGGCGCTGAAAGCTTTAAATTAGTTCCAGTTGAACCTACTGTTTCAACTACTGAGGGTTCAGGGATTGAAACAGTTGACGGAGAGTTGCCGTATAAATACGAATTAATGTTTAAGAAAAAAGGAATGAACTTTTGGAAAGCATTGAGACGTTTTAATTCAAATGGTATTTACAATGTTGCTTTTTATGATATTAACGGAACTAAAATTATGACTCAAACTAAGTCAGGTTTGATAAAAGGTTTTACTACCGCGATGGTATTTACTGGGCAATACAAAGGAAAAGAAGGAGATACTTCTGCTGAGTTCAAAATGACAATTCAATTATCTGATGACGTTACAGAAATGGAGCGTGCAACTTGGGTAAGTGGCGATACTGTTGATTATTCAATCAATGAGTTAGACGGTTACAATGATGTTATTTTAACGCCATCTCCATTAGCTACGGCATCTACTTCATTAGTGGTTAAAGCTGTATTAGCTGATAAATCACACTTTGCAGCAGGTATGGTATTAGCTGATTTTTCAATTAAGAAAAATGGAGTTGCAGTAGTTGCTACAGGTACAGCGGTAGCGGACGAAAACGCAAAAACTTATACATTTACAATTCCAGCAGCATCAGCAGGAACTTATACTATCGACACGGTAAATACCTTTGCTGATAAAGTAGTATTGTTGCCAGCGTCTGGATTGCTCTATAAAGGTATTACAGGTTCTGTCATTGTAACATAATTTTTTAGGTGTTTATCAATGGAAAATCCGTTATCATTATTTGGTAGCGGTTTTTTTTGTACTTTTGTTTTATGATTAGCACAAGCGATTATTTAAAGAACCTAAAAAACTTAAGAAGCGGGTTGCTCGATGAAGTTGAGCGAATAATCTATGCAAATGAGAATGAAATAATCAAATTGAACATTCAAAAGATTGAAGATGGTCAAGGAAGTGACGGAAATTCATTAAAAAACGATGATAGTCGCTATACAGGAAGATACACGCTAGGAACTAATTTGTTAAGACCCGAAAAGAAAACAGGTGCATTATACACGTTTTTTGAAACAGGTAGTTTTTTAGGCAATTTTCAAGTTGAAGTTTTACCAAGCCTAACACAAATAGAAATATTTTCTACTGGCACAGGTTCGGGATTAAAGGCTGACTTTTTCAGAGGTTATAAAAATATGTTTGGGTTAACTGTTCAAGACCAAAAAAAACTAAACTACGAGATAATTTACCACGATTTAATGCAATTTGTAAATAAGTATATATGATGTTCAAAAAAGAAAAATACCTAAACTCATTAGACTTAATTTCTGCTTATTCTTGGGCTAAAATGCAAGAGGAAGACGATGTAAATTGGTTACGTGAAGGTTATGACGGAAGGCAAAAGAAAATTAAGGATGTTGAGCTAAATAAGATTAGAGAAAAACTAGAGCTAGACGTTTATAAACTTATTCAAAACGATAAATTACGGGAGTATCTACATAAACGTATGCTTATTACTGATTATGACGGACGCTACAAAGTAGTTATAAGTATTCTTAATAGAATGTCTAAAGGCTTTGCTGATTTTCAGATGGAAGACCGTTTAAATTATATTAAATTATTGAAACAATTACGTTTTAATATGCCTGAAATAAATACAGTTGAAGGCGATATTATCGAAATACAAAGGTTATTTCAAGAAGCAGGAAGCTTGAAAACTAAAATGAATATGCTTATTGATGAAATTAAAACAGACGGAAAGAAAGTAGTAAACAATCTAAATCGTGACTTTATTTCTGTTTGTAAAGTTTTAGATTCAGAATTATTAGACCCAAAAAAAACATCACAGGCTTTTTGGATTGATATGCAAAAACTAGCACAAGAAAAAATAGAAAGTATGTCAACGCAAAACAAAGAATAAATTACGTATTTTTGTAATATCAACACGGGCAAAATATCTTAACTAGGTATTTTGCCCTTTTTTATAAATTAGAATTATGGCAAATCCTATTGATATTACTATTACCAAAGAAGCTTTAGCGGAAATAGATAAAGCTATTTCTAAAGTAGGCACATTAGATAAGCAAATACAGGAAACTGCACAAAGTTTTATTGCTAACAGTAAAAAAATGGCTTCTGCATTGAGTAGTATTACCCCCGTTGATGTTAGTGAGTCAATTGCGGATAATTCTAAGCTAACAGCCGAATTAGAGCGTCAAAACAAGATTATACAAGGGTTAGAAACTCAAATAAAAAAGTTGTCACAAGTTCGTGCAGAAACAACAAAAAAAATTGATGAAAATAGATTAGCCGAAATAAAACTACAACAAGATAGGGAAAAGGCTTTTGATAAATTTGAAAAGCAATTAGCGTTAGAAGGTAAAGCTAGAGAAAAAGCTATTGAAATGGCTAAAAAACAGCAATTAGCCGAAGAAAAACAAGCATTTGCAAGACGAGAAGCTTTTGATAAAAACACTAAAAAACTTGAAGCACAAGCTGTAAAAGAATTAAGTGCTTATAACAGAATACAGACAAGCGTAAACTCTCTTACGAAAACATATAATGATTTAGCTATTAGAAAAGAGCTTGGAAATACTTTAAGCAAAAATGAAGAAAAACAATTGGTTTATTTGACCAATAGAATTAAAACATATCAAGATGCTTTGTTAAAAGTTGATTCAACGATTGGGAAGAACCAAAGAAACGTAGGTAATTATGCAAGCGGTTACAATGCATTAGGCAACTCAATCAATCAATTAAGTCGTGAAGCCCCAGCATTTGCTAATAGTATGAATACTGGTTTTATGGCTATTTCCAACAATATACCAGCGTTAACCGATGCAATTCGTGGTATTAGAGCAGAAAATAAAGCATTAGCAGCAGAAGGAAAGCCGACCGTATCAGTATTTAAACAATTGGCTGGTGCTATTTTTAGTTGGCAAACTTTAATTAGTGTTGGCGTTACTTTACTTACTTTGTACGGTGGTCAGATTATTAAGTGGGTTGGAGAAATGACAAAAGGCAAAGAAGTTGTTTCTGACCTAAAATTAAGAATGCAATCTTTAAACAAAGCATTTGAAGAAGGTGGCGTAAAAGATGCAGTTACAAATGTAAATGAGTTAACAATTAATATTGGATTAGCTAAAAAAGGATTTATTGACAAAGAAAAAGTAGTTAAACAGTATAACGAAAGCATTGGTAAAACTACTGGATTAGTTACAAGTGTTGACGAAGCAGAAAAAGCATTGGTTAAAAATGGCGATGCTTATATTAAAATGATGCTATACAAGGCTGCTGCTAATTTAGCATTGGAAGAAGCTACAAAAGCTACATTAGAAGCCGAGAAAAGTAGAAGAAAATCATTAGAAGAATTTAAAAATACATTAGAAGAAACTAATATATCAGCAGGTGGAGCAGGTGGATTAGGCACGGGAGCATTTAATGCACAAGAATATGAAAAAGACAAAAAAAGAAGAATTGATGCTCAGAAAAAAAGACAACAAGAGGAAATAGAAATAAATCAACAAGCTGCCCAAAAAAATATAAACATTGCTAAGAAGTTTCAAGAAGATGCTGCAAAGATTGCAAAAGATATGAATTTTAACTTCTTTTCTGACAAAAAAGCAGAAAAAGAAAAAACAACAAAACCAAAGGTAGCTAAAACACCAAAAAGAAGAAAAGAGATTGATGAATATGCACAAGAATTAAAAGATTTAGAAAAGTTCTTAAAAGATTATCACGATAGCAAAAATGAAATCGAGGAAGCAATTTTGGCAGACTCAAGAAAGCATACAAAAGCACAAACAGATTTAATTGATAAACAAATTGAAGCAGTTGCAAAGCACAAAGAAGCTATTAATGATTTTCTTTCAGGCTTCACTAGCGATTTCATTAATCAAAGTGGATTTACTAATACTTTCAAAATACTTAATGGAGAAATAGAAGGCTTCGGAGAAAATGCAAGCGTTACATTTAACGCAATTGCAGAAAGCGCACAGGAAATGTTTAATTTCATTTCCAACGCTTCACAAGCTAATTTTGACGCTGAATATGCAAGATTGGAAAGTCAAAAAGACATCGCTTTGAAGTTTGCAGGAGACAGTGCAACATCTAAAAAGAAAATTGAAGAAGATTATGAAAAGAAGAAGAAAGAAATAGCTAATAGAGAAAATAAAGCTAAACAGAAGCAGGCTATATTTAATATAGCAATTGATACGGCTCAGGCGGTTGTGGCTTCTTTAATTCGTGACCCTACAGGAATTACTGCTGCTATAATAGGAGCTTTAGGAGCTGCACAAATAGCGGTTGTAGCAGCGCAAAAAATACCTCAATACTTTGATGGTGGTGTTCACGGAGGAGGTTTAGCAATGATTAACGATGCTGGAGGTTCTAACTACGTTGAAACCGTTGTAACTCCTGATGGTAAGGTTCAACAATTTAAAGGGCGTGATGTTGTTACAGATTTGCCAAAAGGTACTGAAATTTTTACCCCTGAACAGTGGCAACAAAAAGAGCTTGAATATATGCTTAATAGTCGTGGTGTAATGCTGAATAATCAAGCTAGTAAAGGATTTACAGCCGAGCAAATGGATATGATTATGGCAAAGCATTTTAGTAAAATACAGACTAACACAACTGTATTTGATAAAAAGGGTATAATGCAATTTTCAGAAATGAACGGAAATAAAACAATTAGAAACGCCAACCGTGCCACAGGTCGAGGCTTTAATGTCTAGTATATGAGATTTTATTTAAACTTTTTAAGCGACAACTACGGGCGCAAAGAAATAGACGAGCCAATTGGCTTTGCAGAGGTTGATTTTAATATCAAACAGCGTTCCGATGGAATGGCTAGAGATATTGCTTTAAATGGCGATAAAATTGACTTTCAGTTTACTTATATGCGTAACCACGAATTAAAACAGTTGCTATACTATTTCAATAAGTTTGGATTTGAAGCAAAAGTAAACCTAGAAGTTGATTTTGATGATACTACAAAATACATTTGTGAACTAGATTTTGCAACGGCTCAAACGGATGATTTTGAGTACTTAAAAATAAAAGGTTTGCCATTGTCAGACTACCAAATTATCAAAAGACGCAGAAGTGTAAAGGTTGATTTGTTTAGCGATAAAAATGTCGATGGCGATTATATCGCTCCGTTAGTTCCAGAAAATATTTTAATGTTGTCTACTCCATTAGTTCAGACTTCTAAATGGGAGCAAACAACAGATTATTCAGAGAATTTAGACAGTACAGGAAAAGACAACCCAACAGGAGATGATAATACGAATTGGTATTATGTCAATCCGTGTCAATCATTGGTTGAACAAGGTGTTGAAAATAGTAGTAGTTTCTTTAATACAACCGAAAAAACAAAAGATAGCAAGAGACCTGCTACTGTATCTGAGTTTTATTTGGTAGAAGCTAAAGACAATCTAAAGAATATCAATATCAATATCAAAAACTTAGATTTAAAACTAACTACTGATGTTGATAATGGTGGGAATGGATATGTAAGTATGTCTTTATTGGTAAAATATGGTGTAGATTTAGCCACATCAACAGAAATAGTATTACTAAATGCATACGAGGAAGAAAATAAAACATTTACCCACGTAGGCGATTTTAATGCTACAATAGCAGACGTTAAGCGAGATGAGAAAATTTGGGTATTTTTTCAGTTTAAAGTGCGTCAATCAGCGACAAATGTAGCGGGTAATCCTAGATTTGAATGTTTTACAGATATAAAAAGCGGTTTGACAATTGATATAACAGCAGAAAGCACTTCTTACAACTCTATTTGTCCGTCTTTTGGATTATACGAAACAGTTTCGCAAGTGGTAAAATCTATTTCAGGAATGGATGTAATTGCTCCACGCTTTCAAATAGGAGGCGATTTATACGGCAATAGATTGCTAAACGGTAATTTATTAAGGTCGATTAAAAATAAGCCATTCAATATAAGTTTAGAAGATTTAGAAAAGTCATTCCCTGAGATTAAATTTGATTATGAAGTTACTCCAGACGGTAAAGTGTTTTTTGGAGGCGAAGCCGATTTCTATACCGCAACGGAAATGGCGTATTATCCAAATACGCAGTTTGATGAAATGACAAAGGAATTCAATCCTTTGTATATGGTTAATGAATTTTCATTTGTTTACAAAAACTATCAATCTTTAAAAGAAAATACAGTAGCTGGTTCGGCAGACACTATACACGGAGAAAGTAGATACGTATTGAATAATAAGAAAGTTGAGAATAAGAAAAATATTGAGGTGCAATGGACTAGAGATACTCTATTAATTGAAACACAAAGAAAGCAAGGCTTGTTAATTTCTGAAAATACTACAACTCAAGATGATGACGGTATATTTGCACTCGATACAGTGGCTACTACATCAGACCAATCTTTTATAGAGGTTACTGAATTATCACATAACTTTCAAGTGTCTGAAAATAAGTTAGTATTGCGCACTGATGGAGTAATTAATTTCACGTTATTAGGAATTCAAACGGGTAGTGCATTTAAAATATTCGCTCCTGACAATAACGCAGGGGATTACACTATATTTCAGATTGACCCTAGCCAAATTACGCTTACAAGGGTATCTAGTGGCGCAATAGGCACGTCTAACGATGGTATTAGAAGCACAAAGTATCAATATACCATTGATGATACTTTTATACCGTATACTAACAGAACAAATCAAGGTATTGACAGTATATTTAATCTTAATGCTGGCGACAAATACTCTAATTTGCGTTATTCAGTTGCTAGGAATATCAAAAACTTTTGGAACAGCTATTTAGCTACTTGCAACTTATATTGGAAAGACACAACTATAAAAAACACTTGGTATAAAAATAATGGAGAATGTACGACAAGTATCAGAGGTGTAATACTAAAAGAGAAAGACGATATTTTCCCGGGCAACCCAATTGTAACGCCTTTTATGTATAGCAATGTGACATTCAAAGGGATTGATTTTGTTGATTTCATTAACTTACAAAATGCAATTAGAACGCAAAGGGGGTTTATTCGTTTCATTGATAATAACCGTAGAGTAGTGAAATTATATCCTACTGAGGTTGAGTATTCATTACTAGAAAAGCAATTGGATATTAAAGGAGAGGAAAAATTTGAGCCTATATTTATGACATTGGTAACCGACCCTAATTACATATTAATAAACAACGAAACTCGAATAGACTCGATTAAATACGAGATTAAAAATGAAAAGTTATATGTTTACGATGCAACTAGACAGCTTCTTTACAACGATGTTTATTGGTTTAATGTAAGCGTAAACGGTGCAATTCCTGACAGTAAAAATAAATTAGATGAATGGATGAAGTTAATGAATTAATTTGTATCGGTTTTTTTGTATATTTGCTTAACTAACGATGTGAATCAGGAGTTTTTATGGTAGAACCAGTAATAAATATTTACAGAACAAAAGAAGAGGCGTTTTACTTCGAAAACTCCCCTATAAACACGCAATATATTTTTAAAGGCGTACAGTTACTACCAAATAACCCACTAAAGTACGTACAAATTACAAACACTCCAAACGGTATTAATTTAGAAGATTGGACTGTTTATGTCGTGGATTGCAAGGGTTCTAAAACAAATATTACTTCAAGTTTCTTGGTTGAATCGCTTACAAATAGCGACAACGGTAATCCTCAATTGTATTGGTCACTTAAAAATATCCCTATTGACTTCGGTTGGAAAATGATTTATTTGCAAATCGAGCAATCAGTAGGAGAAACATTCTACAGTACTCCATTTATGATTACTGATACCGACAACGCTAGAGTGTCGCAATTTCACTACAAAGACTATAAAGACGATGTTTATCAGTCTATTGGATTGAGAACTTGGTTTTTAGACAACACTAAGCAAACAGAACTTACAACATATTATGAAGTAAGCACAAGAAGTACAGTAGCTACAGCGGTAAAAACTTCTAAGCTGAAAATATACCGCACAGAATTAATGCCTAAAGATTTATTAATACTATTGACTGATATTTTAGAAAGTCCGATAGTGTACATAAATACGGTTAGATGCTCGTTATTTGAAGCGGTGGATATTCCTGAAAAGGTAGCACAAGAGAATTTTGCAAACATAGATTTTACAATATCGCCAAACAAAAATGATTTATTCTTTGAGTCGGCGGATTACAACGAATTTGATTACGAACCTTTAGATTATCAAACATTATGAGAAAGTTAATATTATCATTTATTTTATTTTGTGGTACAATTACCGCACAAACAACCTATCAACAAGTTTCTGACTTAATAAATCAAAATTTAGCAAGTGGGAGTAAGATTACTGCCGTAAAACACCGAGAAGTTGAAAAAGCATTGCTAGATTTCTCAAATCAAAATAGCGCACAACAATACGATATTAAAGCTATTTACGCCAATTCAACGTATTTAGGCGATAATTTCGATTCAAACGGTTTAGGTAAAAATTTGCGTACAGGATGGGCTATTTGCAATGGAAATAACGGAACTCCAAACATTAGTAATAAAGTTATTGTAAGCTATGGAAGTGATTTTCCAACGCTTAACGCTGTAGGAGGTTCAAAAGATGCTGTAGTTGTATCCCATTCGCATAAAACAATAGCGAGTACAGGAGCAGTAATTCCTCATTCAACATCAAACAATTTTTACAATCAAGGTCAAACATGGTCGGCTTCTGGAACAATAGATGAAAAATATTCAGGAATTGCATTTGAAGGAGAATCAGGAGTAAATAAGAATATGCAACCATACATAGTATTGGTTTATATAATGAAATTATGAGTAATAGTTTAATCATAACGAAGCAAACAGGTAACTTCTTTTCGTTGGCATTGAATGACGATGAAGTAGTTATCTCTGACCAAAATAGACTTACTACGGTGGGTAATTTTTGCCATTTCAAAACGGCAAACGGTGCGAACATTGTAAAAGAACAAAATGTATTATTTTCTGAAATTACTTTAATAACATCAGGTAGCGCAACTTTTCCAAATGTTAACGCTCTTTGGGTTGGTCTTATTAATGCTGGTTTTTTCGATGGATTAGGTACTGGAAGTGGTGGCACAGGAGCTGATAGATTTACGGAATTAATTGATACATTCCCTAGTTATTTAGGGCGTGACGGTCAAACATTAATTATAAATGCAAGTGAGCAAAAAATAGAAAGTGTGCCTTTTTACAATGTTCAAAATTTTGTTCAATTGGCTGATGCTCCTAGTTCTTTATTACCAAATAAAATGATTACTACTAACGCTAATGGCACAGCGTTAATAATGTCTGAAATTCCAACAATACCTGACCCTTATTTGGCCAGTATTGGTTTTTTTGATTATGCAGATTTAGCCACTCAAACAACCCCTATTTCGTTTGTAACGGGCGTGGACAAAAAACTAACTAATGACGGTCTAGGAGCTACTACTAACAAGTTTTATCCGCCTTATGGTATTACCGACGTTTGGAGTGCGTCAGCCAACTCCTGTGACTTCTCTCAGTTGTCTTTAGGTGATGCAGTAGAGATTAGATTTGATGTAATAGCCACTACAACAAGTGCAAATCAGGATATAAGTGGATATATAAAATTAGGAGTTGGAACTGCTAGCGAATATCAATTACAAATATTTTCAGAAAACATAAAAACATCAGGAGCAAATAACAGGGTTTTTTATACTAAATTATACATAGGAAACGAAGACATAAGAACAGCACCTGCTGAATTTTATATTTTAAGTGATAATAACGGAACTGTAAAAGTAAATGGTTGGTATTTCCAAATAGAAAGACGTAGTATAAATGTAGTTACAGTAGAAGCACTTGTACCAGATACTTATAAAGTTAGTTTTATTTACAATGGCTCAACTATTACTGTGCCATCAGCAGTAAAGATTAGAAATGTATATTTAAATAAAGTCCCTTGCGATGCTGATGAGTGGTCGCAAAGTGGAAATATAATAACAGTAACAACGGCTTTAGATGGCGATAAAATAACCTTAATAAATTAAAAATGAAAAGAATACTTTTTTTACTATTGCTTACCGTATCGGTTTACGGTCAAAATCCTAGCAGATTTGCAAAGATACAAATAACAGGAAACACGAATAGCGGAACGGCTACAAAAGTAAACGTTCAAGAAGCTAACGGAGAGGTAAACACCCAAACTATTAATACAGGTTTCAATAAAAATATAGGTTTAGGTGGTAGCGATGTAGTTGGGGCAAATACTTTACTAAATCAATACAGCACAACTCCTATAGATTGGACTGCAACGGCTTTTAATAGTGGTCAGGTTGTCTTTTATGGTGGCAAACAATGGATAGCTAAAATGGCTACTGTTGCTGGGGATGTGCCAGCAGTTAGCTCAAAGTGGGAGGAAATTACTTTTGAGGCTTTAGCAAATAAAACAGTTATTGTTGACGCTATTCCTACAGGCGGGAGCAACAACGCAGTGTCTTCTAATGGCGTTTTTGATGCTTTAGCTACAAAAGCCCCTATATCATCAGCTCACAACCCCGTAACAATAGGCAATGCAAACGGACTTAGTTTGTCAACTCAACAGCTTAGTCTTGGATTAGCAAGTAGTGGCGTTACAGGAGCTTTAAGTGGTACGGATTGGAATGATTTTAAGGGTAAGGTTGGTGGTACAGGAACGAACAATTTTTTAACCAAATGGTCAAGTACAAATACTGTAAATGCTTCAGGAGCGTGGCGAGAAACTTCTAATCGTTTAGCAAATGCATCAGACAACGGTAGTTCAGATTTTCAAGTTACAGGTCAGATTGATTTGAAATCTAAAAATACACAAGGTGATGGCGGTCAATTAGGAGCTGAACTACTTACAACAGGAACAGGAGATGCATCTTGGACAGGAACTTCTTTTGCAACAGGATATACTCACTCAACAGGAAGTGTTACGACTTTGACTAGTACACTAGTACCCGTAATTAATAATTTATACCAAGTATCGTACACAGTTACAGGACGTACAGCAGGAAGTTTTACTATTGCTTTTGGTGGTGCAACTACATCGGGAATAACATCTTCATCAGCAGTAGGACATAGAGCTAGTACTACAGGTACTTTAGTAATAACGCCTACAAGTGATTTTAACGGTACTATTGTTTTATCTATTAAACAAATTACAGCAGGAACAGCTAGTTTTGTTTTTAGAGATAATAGTGGTAACATTAGAAATGAGTTAAGAATTTTAGGAACTAGTAATACAGCTAATGGAGTAAGTGCTCTACAATACAATACCACAGGAAGTAGTAATACAGCTAATGGAACAAGTTCTTTACGAAACAATACAACAGGAAGTAGTAATACAGCTAATGGAGTAAATGTTTTACAAAACAATACAACAGGAGGTAATAATACCGCTAGTGGAGGAAATGTTTTACAAAACAATACAACAGGAAGTAATAATACCGCTAATGGAGTAAATGCTTTACTAAACAATACAACAGGGAATAGTAATACCGCTAATGGAATAAATGCTGGAAGATTTATATCTAACGGAGCTACATCATTAACCGTTGCTAATAATTCAACTTTTTTAGGAGCAAATACCAAAGCACTAGCAGATAACTCAACAAATGAAACAGTAGTAGGAGATAACGCTATTGGAGACGGCAACAACACCGTGAGCATAGGTAACACATCTGTAGTTTCATCACGTTTAAGAGGTAGATTATTACAAGGGGGCGTAGTTGATAATTTAATAGATTCAGGACAATTTAGTGGCAATGTATTAGCTACAGGGTTTAAAACAGCTAGTGGTACAGCATCGCAGTTTTTGAAAGCGAATGGTAGTGTTGATAGTAATACTTATTTGACATCTGCGAGTTTACCAACAGTAGACCAAACCATAATCGACGGTTCGACAAATGCAGTAAGCGGAAATGCAGTTTTTGATGGATTGGCTACAAAATTCCCAACCCCAACAGGATTAACCACAAACTACCTACCTAAGTGGAATGGAAGTGGGTTTGGGGATAGTAAAGTCTCTGATAATGGGGCTATTTTTGAGTATTTTGGCGAAGGGTCTACACCAACAGTAGGCGTTACCTACAATGGTTCATCTGGTTTTCCTTTATTTCAGTTGCGAAATATTAAGAGTGGTATTGAAAAAAGTTGGAATATCGAGAACGGCAGAACTGTACATGGAGATTTAGGATTCTACAATTCAGGTGGGCAAAGAGTCACGATAACTGACACAGGCAACACCCTATTCGGCAAAACAAACGATTCAGGCGATGGAATCATTCAAGCAAACGGCAACATCACAGCCTTCCCCGCAGTATCACCTAATCAAGTGGTTGTGAAAAGTCAGTTGGATGCGGTGGGAAGACCTTACAAGGTTTATACGGCTTTGCTTAGTCAATCTGGAACAAATGCACCTATTGCAACTGTTTTAGAGAATACTATTGGGAATATAGTTTGGACTAGAATTTCTGCTGGAGAGTATAAAGGAACTTTAGCTTCTGCATTTACAGTAAACAAAACATCGGTATTTATAACAACAGGCACGCCTCCTGGTACGCCAACTTTTGTAAGTGGTCAAAGAGATTCTGCTGACGGATCGATATATATAAGGACGGTCACATATAACGGTACAGCAGGTGGTGATTCATTACTAGGATTAGCATCAATAGAAATCCGCGTGTACAACTAAATTAATATTTAAAAAACCCAAAATAAAAATGAACACACAAATTCAACCTTTAGAAATTCCGTTAAAAGGAACGGCAACACAAATTTTCATTAGAACGTCAACAGAGGGTATTTCCAACCCAACTGGTATGATTTATTGGCAGGCACTAAACGAAGAAGGTCAAGAAATGGCCTCAGGAAATATTCCTCTTACAGCAGAAGAAGTAGAAGCGTGGGGCGATTCTATGGAGTACATAGAAAATCTTGTATTAGACCGATTAAATTTGACTAAATTAGCTAATGCGTAACCAATAAACATAAATAAATATGAAACAATCAAATTTTTTAGCTCTCGCATGGAGAGACTACGGAAGAGCCTTAGTAATGGCTGTATTAACTCCTGCATATTATGTAATAAGTCAATCGGTTGACGCTGGAATTTTTCTTATTGACTGGAATGCTTTGAAATTAGCGGCTATATCGGGTCTTTTTGGATATCTAACTAAAAATTTCTTTACTGCACCTGATGGAAAAACAGCAGAATAATTAAAAATAGTGCCAATATATTCGTAATTTGGCACTATTATTTTAAAGTTAAAGTTATGCCCGAAAAAAGTACGCTACAAGAAATATTATTTACCGCTTTTTTGGCAGTTGGCGTAAAGATAGCAATTGAAATGAAAAGGTCAAAAAGTAAAATATCAATTTTTAATATAGTACTTTCAATGATTATAGGTGTTGGTACTGCCTATCTATCGAGTGGATTAGTCCTAAAGCATTTTAGCAACGAATGGCTCGCTATAGTTATTGCAGTCATAGCCATATTGTCGGAAAAAATAGGGGCGTTTTTAATTTATAAATTTAATGTTGATATTTTTTTAAGCGCAATTATTGACGTTGTTTTATCAACTATTACGAAAAGCAGAAACAAATGAAGTTAGACGAAAAAGGATATAAGGCTCTACACGATAGAGAGGGGTTAAGATTAAAACCGTACTTAGATACTAGGGGAATACCAACTATAGCGATGGGTAATACTTTTTATGAAAATGGTAGAAAAGTCACAATGAAAGACAAGCCGCTTACATTAAAAGAAGCTGATGAATTAGGGAAAATAACCGCTGATAAATTCGCTAAACAAGTTGGTGCTTTGGTAAAATCAAATGTAAATCAAAATCAATTCAATGCCTTGGTGTCAATTGCTTATAACATAGGCATAAACGGCTTTAAATCTAGCTCCTTCTTAAAATTAGTAAATAGAAATCCAAATGATCCAAAAATAAAAGAAGCTATAATGCTGTGGACAAAAAATAAAGAGCTTATAGGGAGAAGAAAAAAAGAAGTAGAACTTTATTTTAAACCAATATGAAGAAACCATTTTTTAAGACAATAGTAGGTAAGATTTTATTATTTATAGCTCCTATGATAATCAAGAACCAAAAAGGTATTAAAGGCACTCCTAACGCTGATAAAGTAGATAATGTATTCGACCAACTAAAATAAAAAAAACGCTTTGAATATAAAGCGTTTTTAGTTTTAAAAAGGACACGTTTTTTTAGGTATTATTTCTAGTTCTTTTCTGAGCCTATCCAACGACCTAAATTTGCCATCAATTAAATAACCGATTGTATATTTTTTAGTTACTTGCTTAACTAATTTACCACTCTTTTGATTAAAACATAACCCACAAGTTGAAAATATATAATGCTGGTTGTTTTTTAGCCGATATTTTGCCAAATATTTTACTGTAAATTCAATCATTTTCTTAGTTTTTATAAGGCGTTATAATTGTACCAAATGTAGTTGTAGCCGATAGTTAGTGGCAATACTCCAAAGCCCTACGAACAGCGACATCGTAATATTGTTTTTCCTTTTCTATTCCGATACCTATTCTATTGTTTTTTATAGCTGCTAAAATTGTTGTTCCTGAACCCATTGTGTTATCCAATACCATATCTCCTTCGTTTGTGTAGGTTTTTATTAGGTATTCCATCAAAGCAAGTGGTTTTTGGGTCGGGTGTATCGGTTTTTGCTCAAATGAAAATTCAATTAAATCTGTTGGATAATTTGTAAATTCTTGTTTGTAAGCATTTGCTCTTGATGGTCGTTTACCTATTGTGCTTTGATTTGGTACACTATCGTTTTTGGGAGGTCGTATTTTTCCACATTCAATTAAACCTTGTGGGTTGTATTTCATTAAGTTTTTAGAGCCGTTTGCAATTGCTCCGAAACTAAACACACAAATATCCTCAATCTTTTTCATAGGTGCATTTTTAGCATTAAAAAATGATGATGGTTTTACTTTATTCCAATGCCAATTATATTTGTAAAGTTTTGTGTTACTCATAATTAAAGCACTTGTGAAAGGTTGTTGTGCAGTTAATATAATTGCACCATTCGGCTTTATAACTCTTTCATATTGTTCCCAAAGTTTATCAAAAGGCAAAATAGAATCCCATTTACAAGCAGTAGTTCCGTAAGGCAAATCGCAAATAATAGCATCAATTGATTTATCCTCAATAAAAGGGAAAACATCGAAGCAATCTGCATTCACAAAAGTACTGCCACTAACACTTGCTAAACAAGATTCGGGTATTTGTGTTGTATTTAAAGTCATTTTTGTATTTGTTTTTAT